TACTATGTTTTGATCTTAGTATTCTAATACGCAGTAATCAACTCCTAGTGTTAAAGATATCTCAACTGGAGTCTCTGTAGACCAGTCCATATCACCAAACGTTGCTGTTTTAATGTATGCACCTTTTACTTTCCAGTTTTCTACTTTATCACCTACTGGTCCAAGTACGAAGATATCAAAATCTCTTTTGTAGAAATCTGCATATCCGTCACGACCTGTTACTGACTCGTGAGCTACACGTACCCATTCCATTACTGATTGTGCTCCTGATGGTACGATTGCGTCGTACATAGAGATTGTAATATCATTCCACTTACATTTTCCTTTCATCTTACGGATAATGTTAATGTGGTCTAACACAACTTCCCCACACTCAATACCTGGACGAGACACTTTCTTACATAAGAATGCTGGGATGCCTTCTACAGATAAGATGAATCTATTCTGTACCTTAGGTTCGTAAGGTGTGTAGAAGATTTCGTTGTTTTCAATTAAATTTGCCATCTGTCTTTTATATTAAGTATTAAGCGTTATCAAAAGTTGCTCCAGTAGGAAGAATGTTAAAGTCTAATACGATAAATTCTGCTGCTTTAGCTGGTTGTAAGTAAATCTGACCGTACATGATGTTTCTGTCGATTACGTCAGGTGTGTTGTTTGTTTCATCCATGATTACACGGAAAGCATACAATCCTTGACGAGATTTTACAGTCTCTAAGTATGGTGTTACGATGTTCAAGAATCTCTGACGAGTTGCTGTAGTATTGTTTTCGAATACTAAGTAGCGGCTTGAAGATGCAATGAATTTCTTCAATGTGATCATCAAACGACGTACGTTGATTCTATCTAGTGCTGAAGGTTTAGCTTGTAGTGTTTTTTGACCCCAGATACATACTCCTTGGTTAGGGAATGTTGCAATCGCATTTACTTTATTTTCATAAAGGTCGTTACGTTGTGCTTGGTTCAATCTCAACTCTACATCTACTGCTTCAGATACACCTCCACGATTTAGACCAGCTGGTGCAAACCATTCGTATGCTACTGAATCATTGTAAGCCATTACACGTGGTACAACAACACTTGGTGGTACCCATACTGGTTTGTTCTTGTCAGTATCGATAATTTTAACCCATGGCCAGTAAGTACCTACGTAGTTTGAATCAATTCCTGAATCCGATATTGCTGCTACTGCTGATGCTACTGAACCTCCTTGTACGATTGGATCTGCGATTACAAATGCATCTCCACGATCTTCTGCTACTTCGATTGCTTTGTTGATGATAGCTGAGTGGTCTGCGATCGTTGCTCCTGGAGTAACAATTAAGTTCACATCATACTCATCTGCGTTTGCAATTGTATTAAGAGCTTTTACATAAGCTACTCCACCAGCTGCATTAGCAGTGCTACAGTTCATACCAAATAAGTTAGTTGCTGTGATAGCTGATCCTACATTCTTTGCGATTGCTGGGTCTGTTCCATCAAAACCACCTTGTAATGGTACGTTGAATTTAAGTACGTTATTAACATCTAGTCCTACAAATATAGAAGCTGATACACTTGATCCTCCTACAAAGGTAGAGTTGTCGTTTGATTTAGATGCACTTGGGTGAATGAAACACTCATCTAAGTTGAATCCATTTCCGTTTTGTACAGTTCCTTTAGCTAATGGTTTCAAATAGTTAGCATTATCGCCAATATTGTAATCCCATCCGTAGTATGCTTTCTTGTTGTAAGAACCGTTGATTTGAGTCAACTGACTTACTACAGAAGCTGTTGGCATTGTGTAGCTAGAAGATATTGGTTGAACTAGAGCTTCGAATCCAAATGGCTTAACATTTGCACTGATTGCTTTATTCTTAACATCATCTACTACTTCGATGCGGATGTATTTTGATACGTTATTGTAATCACCATTCATAGACACAACTCCTGAAGCATCTACTGAATAAGACTTGTCACCAATTCTTCGTGAAATGTAGTTAGAAGAGTCTGGATCCAAGTTCAAGTTTGTGTAAGACTCTAACACAACTGGACGTTGATCAGTGTCAGCATAGTCACGTACTAATAAAGTAAATGAACCGTAATCTGATCCTGGATCTGTTCCTGGGATTGTTGTGTTGATGATACTAATCTTATAAGATGTGTTAGTATCTGTTCCATCTGCTAATGAAACTGCTTTGAAAAGTTGTAGTTTTGAACCTCCAATAATCTGTGAAGTGATGTATGGAGTAGCTGCTGGTGCATAAGCTCCATAAATAGAACTTGAGTAATCTACTAATGCTGCAGCTGATGCTGTTACAAAAGATACAGATCCAGAAAGTCCAGTTGATGTTCCTACATAGTTACTAAACCACGTGTACATATACCCTTTCTTAGATCCTTTAACTGAAGTTCCTAGAATGTTTGTGAAGGAGTCTACGCTGTTTGGGTTAGCAGATGCTGTAAGTGCTTGAGCTGTTACTCCTGATCCAGATAGAACGAATCCAAATGAACCAGTTACACTTTTGTTTTGGAATGAACTAGTGAAGTCAGATTTTTCAAATCCATTTCCAGTTGAACTTCCTACTGCAGTTGATGGTAGAACTACCCCAACCAATTTATACCCAAGTGAACTTGAGTGGATGATTTGTACTGCTTTTGCATCATACCCTCCTGATTGAAGAACACGTACAACAGTCACAGTAGCTGCGCTGTTTAAGTAGCTCTTAACTGCATATGGTACATATGTTTCTTCGCTTAAACCACCAAACTTTGCAATAAAGTCATTAAAGTTGTTTACCACTGTAGGTACAAACGCCGGTCCTTTAACTGTAGGTCCTACAATTACTGCTCCAATTGCTGCAATTCCTGCAGGTAAAAACGAAAGGTCCTTCTCGTTTGTAAATACTCCTGGTGATACTATTCTTTCGGCCATGTCGTAATAAGTTGTTAAATTTTAATATAAATATCACAACGGAACTCGAAACCTTACTTTTGTTTAGGAATTTGGCGTAAATTCACCAGTCTCCAAATTCAACGACCCTTGTCCGTATTCTTCATCCAAACGAGTAGCTAAT